ACCGTTATTGATTGTTGTATATCAAAAATGGTTTGGAAACTCATGCCCGACCCCTATTCACCGCCAACGATTTATTGGCATACTGATTTGCCGCCCATATCGCATTAGAACTGCCGTACAAGCGTTCTTCAAACGATTTGGTATCAATGGCGTTAATGTAGTTGTTTGTGACCATCGTAGTACCGCCCGCGCCCGCTAAAGCATGATTAGGAATTACTGTACCTGATGAACGGGGAACAAATAGTTCAGGCCCGCGTTCGCCGACAACATACGGCGTATTGGCATTAGCCGAACCACCATCGGCTAAGAACCCGCCAAGGTCTTGATTGCCGTATGCGTTGCCAGTACCAAAGCCGCCGCTTGCATACATTCCAAACAATGATTTAAACAAACCCGTTGCTGATGCCCGCAATTGAATGGCAATCAAATCTTGAATGATGCTACGCGCCAAACTCTTAAACGATAACTTGCCCGTGCGAACAAAGTTATCTAATGCGCTTTCCATGTTGCCCATTACAGAACCAAAAGCCTTTGCGCCATTTTCTAATTCGGTTGGCAAGTCCCTAAAGAACTTTGCGCCTTCTTTCATAAAGCCTTGTTCGCTTGTGCCTTCGCGTTGCGCTTTAACTGCTTGGTTTTGTGCGCGTAGGTAGCGTTCGGTTGCATCGGCTAATGCGTTTTCTTGTGAAACTAAATGTTCTTTTGATTCGGCATCTAAAATATTATTTTGTTGTATTTCTTTAATATTTTCTAGCCGTTGTTGTTCATTTAAATACAATTCTTTTGCAAGTTTTATATCTTCACTTCTTAAATCTTGCGTTGTTTTTTCTATCAATGCAATATCATTTTGAATTTTCAAGGCGTGTTCTTTTGCCCTGATTGTTGCTATAGCATTTTGATATGCCGTAACTTCTTGGTATTCTGCCCTTGTTGCATTTTTATCTTGTTCTTTAAGTTCACTTCTGTATTTTTCTAGTAGCCTTAATCTTTCTCTTTCTTCGGCATCGGCTAATCGCTTTGCTTCCCGTGCGGCGGCTTCTGCTAATCTTTTTCTTTCTTTTTCAGCGGCATCAGTTACAGAACGCCCGCCCGATGCGGTGCTAGGTTTTGAAACACCTTTTGCCGCTAACGCATCAATTGAATTTCCGTATTGGGGAACGCCCATTACATTGGCTTGATACAAATCTAATTGAATTCTTTGCGCCAAAACAGAATTGTTGTATTTCTTGTTGGCTTCAATTGCGGCATCAACGCCTTTGGTTACTAAAGTAACCGCGTTGTTGTATGTGTGTCCAATTTCATCAAAGATGGCTTTAAAGAAATAACCAACTTCAGAACCTAAAACCGCAACCGTTTGAAATACAGTTTTAAAAATACCGCTAAGTGATACGCCGCTATCACCTAATGTTTTCATGTAATCAACGGTAGCCTTTAGGATTGGCCCTAATTCCGTAGCCAATACCAACATTACATCGCGGGATGTTTGCGCCAACAAATCGTAGGTATCTGCCGCGGCTTTAATTGCTTTTTCTTGTTCTTGAATTAGCGGGTTGGTTTCTGCAATTTTTTCAGCAAAGCCAACCATGTCAACGCCCTTGGCGGCTTTAGAGAAAATCTCCATTGCCTTGGCATTGCGCGTAATCGGGTCTTCAACTTTGGCTAAGTTAGCAACCAGTTTGTTTAGCAATTCTTCTTGGGAAAGTTTGCCCAAGTCTTGCAAAGTAACGCCTAATGCTTTAGCGGTTTTCTGCGCTTGTTCTGAACCGCCCGCGGCATCGTCAATAAACTTGGCAAACGCGGATAACATCTTGCCCGCGTTGTCGGCTTTACCACCTGAATTTGCAAGGGCGTTAGATAACTGTAAAACCGTGCCTATGGCTACTTCGTTGGCTTCGGCTACATCGGCTAGTTCATCGGCATATCTAAGTGCGGCGGCACTAGCGGCAACCAAGGCAACCGCGCCCATCTTGCCAAACTTTTCGGCGGCTTCGCTAAACTGTTCTAACTTCTTTCCCGCGGCTTCAATACCTCTATTGAATTCCGCGGTATCTATGCCTAGGGCTACACCAAGGCGGGCAATCATATTAGCCATCTTTTACCCCAAACAATGTTTTATCAAATCCTTGCGCCTGTTGCATAAATGCTAATAGGCTATCATTTACTGCCGCCTTTTTTATATCATCACTTAAAGGCGGGTAGATGTAATCATACGCACTACCCAAAATGTTGGCTAGTTTATATGGGGGCGAACTTGCCACTCTCATGTAATTAAATACCCCGTTTGTCAGGGTTGCCAATTGCGTAAGAACGCCGTAATTCCCAATCAATCCATCGGCATACATTGTTTGAATGTTTGCCAAGGTTACATCATCTAATTCGTTTATTGTGTCTAGGGTATGCCCGTTGAAAATCATTGCGGCTAGGCATTGGCTTTTCAACGAGCCTATCAGTTTCCCCGCGCTTCCCTGTAGGTTGGGCTAATCACTTCGCCAATCTTTTCCACAATCATCATTTGTACGGCGATAGGGAATTCTTCTTGTATGTCGGCATAGGTCAAATCTTCAAGGGTTATGCCTTCCATTTCAGGAACTAACAACTTAAAGAATTCAGTAATGCGGGCTTCGGTGATGGCTTTGTTTTTGGCGGCTTCGCGCATAGAACGCCCTTCAACCAAAATATCATTATCCGTAAATTGGAAATCTTCGCTTTGGTTGTTTTCAAACTGCCGCAATGGGGCGGTAATTTCTTGGTAGATTTTTTCTATTGTTTCTTCATCAGGGTTAGAAACTTTTTTATAGATAGCATCCGATTCAATCATTAACGGTATGCTAACTTTAAAAGTATGCCCGCCCAATTCAAATGAACGGGTAAGCATATTCTTTTTGTTTGTTTGGTACTTGTCGCCAAACGCTGAACTAAATTTTGTCATTTATTTTTTATCCTGTATTTACTGATTCGCCTTGCTAAAATTTCCCCTAGCCGCTTGGCGGTTTGATTGGCTTGGGATTCCAAAGCAGGGCGTAAAAACGGTTGTGCGCCATTTCTAGCCGTGCCGAATTCTTGTGCTATGGCACGGGCATCCGATAAAACGCCAACTTGCCTTTTTCTTTCTTTTAAATTTCGGTTGTATTGCGCTTTATCTGATTCGTATAAAGACGCATTTTGTTCGTAGAATTCTTTTTTAAGTTTCTTGGGAAATGCTTTAGTTGTTACCAAAGCAATCACCGTATCTTTTTCGGTGATGTATTTAGAACGAATGTCTTTTCTAGTTGGGCGGCGGGCTTCAATTTGCATTGTCCTAGATAAGTCGCCACTATCTTTAGGCGCGTTCATCTTAGCCATTGTTAACACGGGCTTCATTGCTTCCCGTGCCGCGGGTACTAGAATCTTGCTTCGCGCTTTCTTGTCGCCAATATCTGTGGCCAGTTCCTCAAACGCGGCTAATACATCTTTCAAGCCTTCGATTTTGTAGGTAACGCCCGACATAATTAACCCATTGGCTTAATAATCTTTTGGTACAACGCGTTGTTTAGCGTATGCACATAATCAACGATTTCATCGGGCGTAAACTTATCCGCATGGTTTGCGGCAATGTCATGCGCCAACGAAATAGCAGTTAATTTTTGTGCGGTAAACCCAAACCAATCCTTACGCGAATCGGATTGGGCTACTAAAAAGTTCAACAAATCGTTACTGTCTTTTATTGTCGTTTGCATATTATGTATTGTATTTACTTAGAACTTTTAAACATACCGCTTCTACTGAATCTGCTTCGGCGGCGGCAATGGCATCTTCTAGTTCTTCGGCATCTACTACCATCCCTTGTGCAACCGCATCAAGCGATTGGTAGGTAGTGCTTAGAACTTCTACGGCTTCTTCTACGGTCATCATGTGTTATTAGACCAACCGTATTGGTTGCCCCTCGGATGAATTGTAAAGTTGCATTTTGCTTCTGCGCTTGGGCTTGAATCAATTGTAAATTGTGAAACGCGACCATTGAACGCATACGCAACCGTATTAGCACCGTCAACCGCGGCAACCACAAAAGTACGGTCAACCGTACCGTTGTAGGCATCAGAACGGATTTGCAATAACGCGGTGTCGCTTGGATTCCAAGCCGCGGTAATGCTTAACGATGTAGGCGCAGATTGCGTAGGAATCTTATCGCTTTGGCGTGAACCCGCAACGCCAAAAGATGCAACCGCATCATCCTGACCAAAAGCGGGTACGGCTTCCACGGGCAACAAAACACCCGCGCCGCCAGTACCGTTAGCCGCCGTGCCTACGATGGTTGTAACTTGCCCTGTCCATACGGAAAGGTTTGCCGTTGTAAGTGGCGTAGGCGTTGCCGCGCTTTGCATATACAACGATGCGCTAAAACCCGCTAAAACTTTATTTGGTATAGCCATGATATTCCTTTAGGCGTTGTTAGACCAACCGTAGAGATTTCCACGGGGGTGAATGGTGAAATTACATTTGGCTTCAGCACTAGGGCTTGAATCAATCGTAAACTGGCTTACGCGGGCGTTAAAGGCGTAATAAACAATGTTTGACCCTTCGGTAGCACTAACTACAAAAGTACGGTCAATCAAGCCGCTATACGCATCGCCGCGCATCAGCAAAAGCATTGTGTCGCTAGGATTCCATGCGGCGGTAACGCTAAGTGATGTTGGTGCGGATTGCGTTGGGATTTTGTCAGATTGACGCGAACCCGCTACACCGAAACTAGCAACGGCATCATCTTGACCAAATGCGGGTACTGCTTCTACTGGAATTAGGTTGCCTATAACTGCAATAGGTGCAACATTTCCAAGGGTTGAAAGTTGGGTAAGTGTTAGTGCGGTAGGTGTCGCGCCCGATTGGGCATACAACGCCGCGCTAAAACCCGCCATTATTTTATTTGGTAGTGCCATTTTAAAAGTTCCTTCAAAAGTTGTTGGGTTGTCTTATGTTGGAATATCTAGGGTGCAATCAAGAAAAATTTGGGCTAACTTTTCATCATTGTCATAAGTGTTGTAAAGCCAAAAAACATCTGCTTTAGCAATCTGAAAACCATTTGTTGCACCACCAAACAAACCGCTATAACCATGTAGCGATTGTAGTATTTGATTGGAAATAGTGAAACCATCTTCTATTACTTGCGTAAAAATACTTATCTGAAATGTTGGGCGGTCAATACCCTTTACGGATTGAACTGGCCCTGTATAAACATCTTGATGAACATTTCTTAGCATCCAAACAATAAATTTGGGTTGCGTTGCAAAGTTACGGTTAAACGCGGCATACACGGGTACGGGCGTAACAATGCTTTGCAGTTGAAACTGTATCGCTTTGCCGTACTGTACTGGATTCTGTTGCGTTGCCATTTATACCGCCGTTACTGGGTCGTTTCTGTAAGCAATAATAACCACCATCATCCTATCATCGGATTCACGGATGTTATCAATACGCCAATCAAACCCATTGTAGGTAATTGAATACAAGTTTTGGTTACGCACCATTTCACGCGTATTAGGCGTGTAGTTCAAAGTGAAGTTAACTACATCTTGATAAAGGCGGTACTTTTCAGAAATCTTTAAACTGTTGGCAACGGAATGAACACGCGCACGGGTTTTAAACCAATCGGTTTGCGCGGTTGTTTGTTCGCCAAAATCAGTTTTAGCAAACGCTAGGTTTTTAACAGTAATTTGTTCAAACCGTGCTATTGCCATTTACATCACCAAAGGTTTGTATGGGCGCAACAATGTAGATACGCCAAACGGAATATCTTTTAACTGCACATCGGTTGTATTGCTACGGTTGTTGTACAAGTGAGTAAACAAAAGCAAACCCGCTTGCTTGATAACGGGATATGTTTGCAACGGATTAGGCGCGGTTGTGTAATCGCAAATAATCGGCGCGGTCATTTGGCTATTGATGGTTGTGGGCAACGATTGAATAATTACTTTATTGCCGCTTGCATCGTAATAGTATTGCGTAGGTGAAACAGTTGTAAGAACTGGCGGTTGGGCATTGTTCCAATACGCTACGCGGTCAATCTGTACGCCATCCATATCGGGATATTGGTTTTGCGATACTTCGGGCAAATCCAAGCATACGGGGGATGCGGCTAAGTTTTCAGCACCGTACCAAACGCGGTATGAAACTGAAAAAATAGATAGACCTAAATAATCTTCAATGGCTTGCCGAACCGCTAGTTCCAATGACCGCAAATAACCATCTTGTGATTCATCTTCAAACAAATTTATTTGATTAGTAATTTCATCCAAGGTTAACCAAGGCGTAACTACATCACGGTCAATCTGTTCTGTTTTTACATAACTAAACGGATTGCGAGTAGATGC